ATACGAAAGGAGAAGAAGATGGGTGAAGTTTTAGATAAGTACAATCTATTCAGAGAGGCTGTTAAACTTGTGGCGCTGCTACAGGCATCTCTTGAGCAGATGGATGAGTTAAAGGGCACCAAGTTCTACAAGCAAAAGGTTAAGAGCTTAATGAGCCAGCTTGAAAGAGAGTTGGAGAAGCACCTGGTCAACCCATTGAACGCCCTGGATCAACAAGACCCTGAACTACTAACCAAGATTCAGTACAATGTAGAGCTTGTTCTTGGTATGGACTTGGAAGAGCTGGCAATGCTCCGCCAAGAGATTGATGAATATAGAGATACTAAAAAGGATGAGTAAAGAGAACCACAAACTGCGCAGCGTTTACTTCGTTTCTACGGCAGCGCAATTATTTCAGATAAAGGAGCACGGCTATAGCATTGTGCGCAGAGTTAAAAATCGGGTATATGAGGCACGAGTAACCGACCAAGAGCAGTTTAAGGCTTTTCTTGAGGATATTGGTATTAGTGGCACCCTTAGCGAAGATGAGCCGATTAAGTAATAAATACGGCTCGAAACCTTTTAAACACAACAGCAATGAATCACAAAGAATTTGATAAGATGATGGGGTATGCAATGGACACCGTCAATGAATTGGTAGAGAAAGCCAAGGAGATAAACCGCAACAGCATTATTGCATTAAACAACCGCGACCTTAAGGAGAACGGAATAGAAAAAGACTGATGAAGATATTAGAACTACAGCAACGCAGTAAGGAATGGTTTGAGGCACGCCTCGGAGTGATTACTGGATCGAGAGCAAAGAGCGTGTTTGCAAAAAACAACCTCCCATTTATTGATGAGCTTATCGCAGAGCGCCTCACAGGTGTTATCCCCGAGGGGTTTACTTCTGATGCAATGCGCCACGGCATACTCTATGAACCCGAAGCCATTAGAGTATATGAAGAGACAACGGGCAGAATAGTTGATGAGATAGGCTTCTGCGTGCATAAAGACTACCCATTCATTGCCGTATCTCCCGATGGCCTTATCAATGTGGACGGTAAGTATAAAGGTGCCGTTGAGGTGAAGTGCCCCAGCAGTAAGAAGCACATAGAATATATGCGCATCGGTAGGGTGCCAAACGAGTATAAATATCAAGTTATCCACTACTTCGTAGTAAACGAAGATTTGGAGTGGTTAGATTTTGTATCTTATGACCCGCGCCTTAAGAATTGCAAGTTGCACGTTCATCGTGTATTCCGCGATGATATGATGCACGAGATAAGCGCAGCCCTTGATGCCTACCTTAAGTTCTATAATAAACTAAAGAAGTACGAAGATGGCATACTCGGAGAATGATTTAAAAGCCCTGTGCTGGGAGGAGGCCAAGGTCTACTTCAACGCAATGGATCGCAGCCACATCTCAAGAATGATTGAACACGCCGTAAGAAAACAATATGCAGATACCGAAGAATCTTAAAGAACTTAGTGCCCTGGCCACGCAGCTCAAGGCAGAGAAGCACCCCGATGTACCGCCCTTTGCTTTGGTGAAGAAGCGCTTTAAGGATACTACCGCCAATGAACTCACTAAGACTATCATTTGGGATATGTACCACGTCCGCGAGGGTGTAGCTTACCGCATCAACAACGGTGCAGTCTATGATGTAAAGCGCAAGGTGTACCGCGCGGGAGTACAAAAGAAAGGAGTGCCCGATATCATTGGCATCATCAATGGCCGATTCATAGGTATAGAGGTAAAGATTGGTAAAGACCGCCAAAGCGCTGACCAAAAACTTATAGAAAAGGAAATCAATGCCGCTGGCGGTGTGTATTTTATAGCCAAATCATACGATGACTACCTAAACAAAATCAATGAATTCACACATAACTGATGGGGCAATATCTGAACTGCAAGTAGCTGCTCTATTATTAGAGCACGGCTGGGCAGTAGCGTTCCCCTTTACACATCAAAACCCTTACGATCTTATCATCTACAAAGAAGGTAAGGTAAGGACGGTGCAAGTGAAAAGCGGAACATTCGCCGACAACCAGCACACGGTGATAAAAGCCGATTTCAACAACTACGCTGAGGTCGACTACATCATACTGCACGATAGGGTACAGCATCAGTTTTACATCTTCAGCAAGGGGGAGCTGAACAACCGCCGCACGGTGACAATGAACCCCAATAGACACACACAACAGCTCAACAACTGGAAACGAATTAAATGAATACAACAACAATAGCTAAGAAATACCTTGCGCACGGCTTTAGCCCCATCCCACTTATTGATGGGGAGAAGCGCCCAAGCATAAGGAATTGGCAGCAGTATGGTGTGGAGCCTATGGGACTCCAAGAAGCCGAGAGCCTCTTTCAAAACACGGGGAGCATAGGTTTAGTGATGGGCTTTGACGGCATCCAATGCCTTGATATCGATGCCAAGCACTTTAGAGGTAAGGAGTATGAGGTCTTCTGCGAGAGGCTCGAAGAGGAATCTCCTGGCCTTAAGGATAAGATGATTATACAAACCACTCGCAGCGGTGGCTTCCATTGGATATTTAAATGCGATGAGATAGCGGGCAATCAAAAGCTCGCTCGTAATATAGATGGCGAGGTAACCTTTGAAACGAGAGGCCGAGGTGGTCAAATCGTTACCTACCCAAGCAAAGGGTACAAGATACTCGGGAAGATAACCAACGTTAAGCGAATCAGCCCCGTGGAGCGCGACGTTATCTTCCGGGTAGCCCGTACAATGGATGAGATGCAGAAGGAAGTGGTTGTCGAAAGCAAGCGCATCGGTGACATCCAAACGCAAGACCAAACGCCTTGGGGTGAGTTTAGAGCAACACACACGGCCCTTGATATCTTACAGCGATACGGCTGGACAATAGTAGGGGAGAGCAGCAAGTACATCTATCTGCTGCGCCCAGGATCAACGGACAGCAAAACAAGTGGCGTGATATTTAAAGACACCGAGCTGTTTTGGCCGTGGACAACAAGCAGCGCCTTTGAGGCGGAGATGCCCTATGACGGATTCCAATGCTATACCTTATTAGAACACGGCGGTAGCTTTGATGATGCCATCAAGGATATCAGAGAACAAGGCTATGGCAAGCGCTATGAGTTAAGTGCACCGAATGACTTTAATATAGATTTAGATGATGAAGAAGTACAGGAAGAGATGGGCCAGCTACTGGCAAAGCTACGCGTTGACTCTACTATTGAGGTATCCCAACCTCCTAAAGCTCTCGAGATGGTTTTTGGTCAAAATAGCTACATCATCGGCTCCTTTGGAAACTTTAGCCTCGTGCAAGGAAAAGCGAAGAGCCGCAAGAGTTTCTTCTTATCAGCACTCGCAGCGGCAGCATCATCGGACTCAATGGTATGCGAGCACCTCCGAGGGTACATCTACCCGCGTAAGGTCATATATATTGACACCGAGCAAGGAGACTTCCACGCTGCTAAGGCGAAGAAAAGGGTGCACGAGATGGCTGGACTGCAAGGCAACCTCAACTACGACCATATCGAGTACATCAAGCTCCGCAGTTTGGATACAAACGCGCTCCGACTCGCTGCAATAGATTACATCTTTAGAACGGAGGAGAACATCGGGTATATGGTCATCGATGGTATCGCTGATGTAGCCTCTAAGGGTGTGAATGATGAGGAGGAAGCCACAGCAATAGCCTCTAAGCTCCTCAAATGGACAGCAGAGTATAACTGCCACATCACCGTTGTATTGCACGAGAACAAGAACGATAGAAACGCTAAGGGACACCTCGGACAGTATATCGTTCAGAAGAGCGAGAGCACGTTCAGCGCTAAGAAGAGTGAGCACAATAGAGACATCACTGAGATCACACCCGAGTACACAAGGAACATAGAACCGCCAGCGATTGAGATGAGTATTGGTGGCTTTGATCTTGTTGAGTTCAGCGAGGTTGAGGTTGATGAGTTCTACAACAAGACACGCGTTTGGACTGATGAGGATAAGCACCGCATTGCCGCCAAGATATTAGGTAAGAGCAAAGGCGATGCTGCGACTTTCATACGCGATACGGAGGACTGCAAGCGCAAGGATGCTGAGAAGGTTTTGGCATTGATGGAAGAAAACAGTATAATACATTGGGATGGTAAGCGCCCCAAGATTGTAGCGCTTGGCCCTAAAGATGGTGAAGAGCCTATTGATTTATGATAACGGTAAACAGCTTGAGCGGAGGTAAGACCTCAGCATATATTGCAGCGCACTACCCAGCGGACTATGATGTATTCTCTTTGGTGCGTATTGAAGATGAGAACTGCAAGTTCCCCGATGAGAAGATACGCAAGGAGGTTGAGGATAGAATCCAAGCGCCATTCATTGGTACAGCAGAAGATGATACCATCATCTACACTATGCTCGACCTTGAGCAGTACATCGGCAGAGAAATCACTTGGGTTACGGGTAAGACCTTTGACCAAATAACAACAAGAAAAGATAAGGTCTACCTTCCTAATAAGGTGCAACGCTTCTGCACCGTCGAGATGAAGATTGAGCCTATGTTCTACTGGTGGGCAGAAAACGTTGGCGAGCCAATAGAAACAAGGATAGGTTTTAGAGCTAATGAGATGCGCAGAGCAAAGAATATGCTTGAGCGCTGCAATGAAGATGGCCTCAGTGTATTTAAAGCAACCTTTGAGAAGCATAAGAGCGGAAGAAACAAGTGGGAAGATGTGCCCTACCAAAAGCCCGTGTTCCCTTTAATAGATAGTGGTATCTTTAAAGACAACGTTGAGCAGTATTGGATCGATAAGCCCGTGCGCTTTGCTTGGATGAACAACTGCGTTGGATGCTTTCACAAGCAACCGCTCCTACTAAAGAAGATGTGGGAGAAGCACCCAAACAAATTGGAGTGGTTTGCAAAGAGAGAGCGCGACAGCATCAATGGCGCAACCTGGCGCTCTGATGTTACCTATGATGAGGTGAAGTCTTGGAACAGCCAATTCGACCTCTTTGATGATGATTTTAATGAATGCGACAGCGGATACTGCGGAATATGATAGACCTAAAGACACGAAATAAGATAGCACAGCTCATTGTAGATATGCACATAGGCGAGAAGAAGCCTGTGCGCAAGCAAGAGATGCTTCCAATAATTAAGGAGGTAAACGATACGGCAATCATCGGCCACGCCATTCGCTTTGTAAAGAATGACAGCACAGGTGAGGTCACACACATTAAGAAATATAGAAAAACCGCCATAGAAAAAAGAATAGAGAATGAAACGTGAATGCATCAAGTGTAAGAAAGAACACCCCATTGAGGACTTCTACCCATTAGAGAGAGGTAGAGATGGCAGAAGAGCACGCTGCAAGCATTGTGAGAAAGAGTACCGCGATGCTAATAAGAAGCCTGTGATGCCCCGCGATGGTCAACCCTTTCAGCTTGATACCAACACGGTACACAACCATTTCTACATCCACTTTGGATTCACTGAGTACCGCTACAACCCAACCGAATGGAGTGAGCGCGCTAAGTACATCATAGATAAAACAATAACAACAACAACTAAAAACAACAAGCTATGACATTTCCCGACAGCTACCTTGATGACGGTAACCCGTGGACTACGGACAGCGAATGCTGCGCAGAGTGCGGCAAAGAAACTGAGAACTATGCACTGATTGATTCAGAACCAGTGTGCCAAGACTGCGAGCATAGTGTCTATTAAGATCAATCAACTCGACCTCTTTAGTGGTATCGGAGGATTCCACCTTGGCTTTGAACGTGCTGGCTATGAGGTTACGAGTTACTTCTCGGAAATAGATAAGCACGCAGTAGCAGTATATCAACACAAATTTAAAGATGCAACTTATGTCGGATCAGTTACTGATGTTCGAGGAGCAGATCTCCCCAACATCGACCTCATCACTTTCGGTTCTCCTTGTCAAGACTTTAGCCTCGCTGGAAAGCGTAAAGGGATGGACGGAGAACGAAGTAGCCTTATCCTTGAAGCAATACGCCTTATCACCGAATGCCAACCAAGAGCTTTTGTGTGGGAGAATGTTAAGGGAACATTCAGCTCAAACGATGGCGAAGATTTTGCGGCAATCCTCCAAGCCTTTAGCAACATTAGGGGCTATAGACTTGAATGGCAACTGCTTAATACAGCGTGGTTTTTACCCCAAAACCGAGAGCGCATCTACCTTGTCGGATATTCTACAACCCCCACAGGAGATTGGGGAGGAGTTTTTCCTGTCGGAGAAGCAAGTGGAGAGGATAATAGTGACACAAGAAGCGAGCACCAAACCGCTAACACCCTCACAACAAGATACTTCGCAAGCACATCTCAAGGATCGTACATTGGTGAGTGTGACGAAGTTCTCAAAATAAAAAGCGCCAATAAGAAAGGATACCAAGAGGCTGAAGATGGTGATGCAATACGATTGTATCAACCCAACAGCGAAACGCAAAGAGGAAGAGTAGGCAAAGGTGTGGTCAATCAGTACCGCATCCGTAGGCTTACACCTATAGAGTGTGAGAGGCTACAAGGCTTCCCGGATAACCATACCGAGTACGGCATCTATGATTGTGAGGTGAAGAAGATGAGCAACACACAGCGCTACAAACAATGCGGTAACGCCGTTACCGTTGATGTAGTCAAGGCAGTAGCACAGCAACTAATACCTATCTACAATGCCTAACTCACCGAAAAGAAAGCAGCGCCCTTGGCTCCAAGGCAGTCAACAGCACAGCCAGGATCGTAAGGAGCGCAACAAGTTCTACAACACTACAAGGTGGCGTAAGCTGCGTGCTATGTTCATCAAAGAGCAGCCACTATGTATTGAGTGCAATGGTATCGGTGAGGTAGTTGACCACATCACACCCATCAGATTAGGAGGCGATGAGTTGAGCTGGGACAATCTACAAACGATGTGCCATCGATGCCACAACGTTAAGAGTGGAAAGGAGGCACACCTATGAACGAGGCGAAGCTGTTTAACTACATCAAGGCTAAGTACATTGATGACCTACAACCAACGCAAGGGTACTGCTCCTTCGATGGGTACAGCATCAAATACCAAGCGCTCGTAGAGCTGAAGTGTAGAGCCAAGCACTATGATGATATGATGATAGAGCAGCAGAAGTACAAGGCGCTGATGCGTGAGGCAGATACCTTTGGCTTTGTTGTGTATTATGTTTGCTCTACACCTAAAGGTATATACTGCTGGAGCCTGTTAACTATTAAAGCTCCAGTGTGGTACGAGAATGAGACGATGCCAAAGAGTACAGCGTTCGATGACAAGAGCGTAACCTCCAAGGCAGTAGGATACTTAGGTATCGACAGCTCAACAACATTATAGGAGGGGGGTTGTAAATGTCTGAGTACAACACACTTACAT